AAAGTCCTGACCGGAATCGGTGAGGGCCGCAGTCCCGTCAGACGCGTTGATAGTGACGGTTCCTTTGTTAACCTCAATACCAATCAGACCTTTGTAGCCGAGCTTGTTGACGCGCATCACACGCCGGAAAAAGGGATTCATAGCCATAGGAGAACCCCCTTACCTTAAAACAGCGGGACAATCTTGTAGGTGAGGTCAGCCGCCGAGCAGTCGAAGTTGGTCGGAACGGAAGCCAGCCCACCTTCGATGTTCTGCGAACCTGCCACCTGCGTGGCAAACAGATTCACGCTGACATTCGCGGCGGCGGCAGTAACCGCCTTGATAACCACGTTGTCCACCGTACCAGCACACTTCGCGTCAGCCGAGAACGTAGGCTTGAAAACGGTTCCGTTGTTGGTGAAGTAGAACGTCAGACCGGTCCCGTCGTTTGCGGTGGTAATCGTCCCGAGAACGAGCGCACCCGCTTTGACCACGAGCGAACCCGCCGTCAGCGCGATGTCACAAGTGACTTTGTAAAGCTGACCACGCGTCCCGGCAATGTCCGCCGCCGCCACGAGGTCAGAAGCGTCCCCGGCGGCTTTCGTCGCCACGCCAGTATCGATAGTCCAGCCCGTACCCTTCGTCCAGTTGGCATCAGAGGCAAACGTGCCGTTGACCGCCAGTTCGGAACCAAGAGCTTCACCTGCGCCCTCAACGTCGAGGAACCCGCAGATGACATCGTCGCCCTGATAGATGTACGCCTTGTAACGCCGCGCGCCCTTGCCGGTCACACCGGACGGCAGAGCGTAAGGCGTAAAGTCCTGAAGCGAGTCGTACAGGAAGGCCGCGCCGTCAGTCAGATTGATTCGGACAGTACCTTCATTCTGGATAACACCCTCGATGCTTTTGAAGCCGATAGTCTGAACGCGCACCTTGCGCCTGTAATAAGGATTGATTCCAGCCATTTGTCATGCTCCCAAATGTAGGTTAACCGCGAATCTGAACCTGTGAGGTTTCAAGTTCGCGTTCTTCTAAGTCCTCAAGGACGCTTAGAAGATGTTTCCAGACAGACGCCTGACCTGCCCGAAACCATATCTCGCGGTCTGCAAGACTCAGGGCCGGACAGGTGTCGGGGAACTGAGACTTCAGATAAGCGATTGTGCCGGGAAGGTCACTAAAGGTTGGACCTTTAGTTAGAACATTCTGTCTTCCTTTAGTGGGTGCTTTTAAATCTCCTAAGGATTCCATAGTCTTACCTCATGTGTCTTGAAGTTGTAATCACCGGTCCTCAAAATATATGCCATCCGAGCGTTCAACAGCGCGTCCTCAATCGTCAAACCCCTTGAAATATAAGCGTTTGTGACGGCATCCCACAGGGGGATTCCTTCTTCGATTGCGGCGTTGAGGATGTCCTGCGCCTTCTTCGGTCCGACCTTCGGGATACCGTGGTATCCGTCCACCGGGTCGCCCATGAGAGTTTGCAGGAAGAACCGGTACTCAGCGTCGATGGGATTGACCTTGATGACGTTCATCTCAGTCCGGTTCCAGTTGTAAATCTGGACCGGCAGGGTCATCATGTCCTTGTCGATGGAGCAGATAATTTTGTCCCCGCCGCAAAGCTGACTGTCGGTAGCATACAGTCCAAGCAAATCGTCAGCTTCAAGTTTCGGTTCTGAGATGACGGTGAAGTTGTCGTTGAGTGCCTTGATAGTGATGTCTAGAAGTTCCGGCTTCTCCTTGTCCTTCCGGTTCGCCTTGTAGTTGGGGTTAATGTCCCGGCGGAAGTTCTTACCGCCAGTTACCATGACGAGGATGTCGGTGGCGTGGACGAGTTCCTTCAACCAGAACACGAACTCCTTTGCGCCAGCATAGGCCATGTCCTGTTCAAGCCACTCACTCACGATACCATCACCCCAATCAACAGACTTCGAATTAACGAAAGCCTGTTGATATAGGATGATGTCACCGTCCACCAGAATCGTCCGAGACTTTTTGGTCGGGCGCTTTTTCATTTCTTCCTCAGAAGCAGGATGCCGCCGATGAGTAGGGCAAGCCCCGCCACGATGAGGACAGCGGGACCGTAGTAGAAAATGTTAGCGAGGGTTTCCATGTTACTCGCGCCCCGTCACCTTAGAGATGAGCCAGCAGAATCCCGCGCCGACAAACAGCACAGCGGCGATAACCGCCGGAACCAGCACCGGCGCGCAGATGAGCGCGATAACGATGAGCCAATCGAAAGACGTAATCCCGATGAGGTTTAGCGTCATCAGGATTATGCCGATGAGTGCAAGGATGCTTGTCATGATTCAGTTCTCCTTTCCCGCCGGATGCAGTTCCTCAAAGAAAGTGTCTTCCGGCAAGTCAAATGGTTCGGTGAAATAGATTTAGGTTCACTCCCCCTTCTTGAGTGCCATAAAGTCGGCAATCTTCTTGTAGCCGAAGCTGGAAGCCACAGCCACGAGGAACGCCCATTGATACCACTCAGGGGTTCCCTTCAGAGAATCGAAGCCAGCCGCCACATACGGGGCCATCGACGGGATGAAACACAGGATAGCCGGGATGCTCAGAACGACTGTGAACCACTCGTCCTTCCATCCAGAGTTCGTGATGCTCGTGTTCTCCCATGCGATGTCGGCTGCCTGCCCGGCCTTCAACCGGGCTTCCAAGCCCTGAGTCTTCGCCTCGTTGATACGCAGGTCGGACTCAAGCTTTGCCTGTTGGCGTTTCTGCCAGCCGGTCACGAGGTCGCTGATGGGTTTGAACAGCCCCGTAATAAGACTTGTGATTGTGATGGGGTCCATAATCACTCTCCTTCGTCTTGGTCAAAATCGAAGGACATCTGCTCCCCAACAGTGATGAGGTAGGGAGCATCGTCCTTGACGTGTTGTTTAGCTTTCCGCTTGCAGAAGTCCACGATGCGCTCACCGGTTTTCTCGTAGTGAGTCCATTGCTCGGGACAGGGTTGTTCCAGTTCGCGCCTACTCATTGGAAGTCTCCTTCCAATTCTCAAGGTAGGACACGAGCGTTCCCAATTCCCTGTGCATCTTGCGGGACCGCTCAAGCAGAACGTCGTGAGACAGCCGGTCCATCTTCATCTCAACAACCGACTGCCGGTACTTGTCGAGATAGTGTTCGACCACTTGCAGGTTCACTTCCACTTTCAGCGTCATCATACCTTCACCGTCCTTCCATCAAGGTAGTACCTGACAAGCCAATCCGGTTCGACTGAGAGATAGGGGATGACTACCTCATCAGCATTGACGGGCCATGCGATAAGAAGCATCAGCGCGAAGAAGAACGTGATGGCGAGTGTCGCAACGGTCCAACCAAACTTAGACCGCATTGGACGACGCCCCACGTGCGAAGTTGGCTTGCATGGTTTCCAGCGCCATGAGCCTCTGCTGAATCGCAAAGTTCTTCTTGCGGAGGTTGGTGATGGCGTCGATATAGTCCCACACATTGTTCGCACGATAGTAGCCGCTGTTGTTAGACGTGGAGATGATGTCCGCCTCACGGTCCGTCACCATCTCAGCGATGTACCGGCGGATAGCCCTGTCGGTGAAACCGGTGATGGCCTTCAATTCGTTTCTGGTGATAGAGTTCGCCTTCCCGACGGGGATGGCGTTCAGAATAGTTCTCTTTTCGTATGTCATCATAGTGTGTCTCCTTTATGGTTGATTTGGTACGGCACAGTTCTGGTTACAGTAAACCGCGTCGTACACTTTGGTTGCGAACTCCAAGAGTCCTTCTGGACTCATGTCTTGTTTCATTCGGTTGGCTTTAGAACTTACTACCCAAACATTGTCGCGGACATAGCCGAGAGTCGGGTCAATCCGGTCCAGCGTGGGGCTGTTGCCCGATGGTTTCCCCTTCCCATTTTTAGAAATAATTAAGGGTATCCCAAGAATCGGGCAATGTGTCGGAACAAGGATGTCTTGTGGAGTAAGGTCAAATGGCAAACCGCGCTTCTTTGCGCGTTGTTTGGCAGAACACCACATACTATATGCGGGATTGGCACGATGCCTTCCTGCGAAGTATATAGAGAAACAGGATTTACACTCGTGCCGTTTTCCCGAGGGTGCTTGTGGGTTGCGATAAAACTCATCAAGCGGCTTAACTTTGCCGCATTTGATACATCGTTGCGTCTGACTCAATGAACTTCCGCCCAATTCTTTCCGATATGGTACTCACCGGAGAGAGGGCAACGGATGTTGAACAACTCCCCCGCACGTTTGATTGCGTTAACCATCGCTTCACCTACTTTCTGTGCGTCCTCTGGACGACACTCTGCGGCCCATTCGTCGTGACACCACAACACCTGCTTGAAATAGATGCCCTGTCGCCGCAGGTCTTCGTGGTACAAAAACATCGCCTTTTTCATGATAATCGCACCCGCCGACTGAAGCAGAAGGTTGAGTGCTGAGTGAAGGGACCGGACGTTCAGATGCCTGCCGTCCAGACCGATGAGATACTTCCGCGCCCGAGCGATGGACTTCACGCCCTCCGCAAGTTTCGCGTAAGCCGGGACGTTCTCAAGGAACCGGTCTCGCAACCGCTTTCCCTCACGCGCACCCTTACCTGTGATGGAGCCGAGCTTTTCGTCACCGCCACCGTAAATCATGGCATAGATGAACGTCTTAGCTTGGTCCCGAGTAGTGAGTCCCGCCATGTGCTGATTGTGCGTATGTACGTCACCGTCGAGGATGACCTTAACGTACTCCCCGCCGTCATACTTGGCGAGGTAGTGCGCCAGCATCCGAAGCTCAAGCCCTGATGCGTCAGCGTCCACGAGGACCATGCCCTCAGGGGCGATGAACAGCGCGCGGAACTCTTTGCCATACGGTGAGCGCGGCTGTGGAACCTGAGCCAAGTTCGGCGCGATATGCGACGCGCGCCCTGACACAGTTCCGTTGGGAAGTACGCCACCGTGTATCCTGCCGTCATCCTCGTTGTAGTGCTTGAGTAGCGCATGGTCCCCTTCAGCGAGTTGGCTGATTCGCTTCTCGACCATGAGCATTTCCCCGATGAGCGGGGCTTCGGGATAGGGTAGGGCGGCGATGATTTCCTCGTTGACCTCAGGCTTGCCGCCATCGGTGAAGGATGTCGGACGCCAGCCACGGAGTTTCATCAGCCGGTCTGCGATATGGTCACGGGACCGGGGGTTGAACTCCACAATTTTCAGCTTCGTCATGGTCGCCCCGGCGACGTAACCCTTCTTTGCGTTGTCTTTCTTTGGAGTGAACGACGCGCCGGGCCGGAACCACCACTCAAAACACTCCTTGAGTTTGGCTTCCAGTTCCAGACGCTTCTTCACCAGAATTGCGTACAGTTCAACAGCGGCGGCTCGGTCAAACATGAAGCCGTTGCGTTCCTGCTCCGCGATGAGAGGATAGACTTCGTGCTCAAGGTCAAAGGCCGCTTGAGAGTAGTTCTTACTGACGATGAGGTTGTAAAGCGCGTGGGTGACTTCAACATCTTGGACACAATAGTCTTCCATCTCCTGCGTCCACTTCTCCCACGGCCCTACGAACTCTCCCTTGAAGATGCCGAGCCGGTAGCCCCATGCCTTCAAGTGGTGCTTCTTGATACAGTCCTTCGGGAACTCCCCGCGATTGGCCTTCGCCATGTCGATGTCCCTGATGTTCGTCCAGATGAGGTAGGTACAAGCGATGGTATCGAAGGCTTTAGCGCGGGTCTTCCAGTTCGGATACAGTTTGCGGATTGCCCACAGGTCATACTTGATGATGTTATGTCCGACGATAACGTCAGAGTCCGCCAGCATTTGAAGACCAAGCGGGATGGAGTTCTCTATCCCGTTCTGCCGGAACCTGTGGACCTCGTTTGTTTCTACGTCTTTGATGACGAGAACATGAATACGGGTTGGGTCGTACCCATCCGTTTCAATGTCGAAGATTCTTATACTCATACAATCTCCTTTCGGTCACTTGACTCGCTGGAAATAATCCTCAGGGAAAGGGGCCGGTTTAAGGATTCCAACAGGCGTCCCAACTGGTCGTCCCCCCGTCATCCCCACCCCTGAGATTCGGATTCAAAGTCTAAAAAGCAGTCGTATCCATCCCCGCCACACGTCCCACCATTGGGAAACGAGGGCGGCTACATTCCGCGTTCTTACTTCATCGGGTTCATTGTCAAACAGGTAGTCAGGCTTGAAGTCGCCCCACTTGCCGGGGCCGAGCTTGAACATCAGAACTTCCGCTCATAATAGAGATGAAGCAGGGGATACCTCATGGTTTGACCTTCGCTATCTCCCGCTCAATAAGCCGATCCAAGTACGTCCGCGCCTTCATTAAGTCCTCAAGGGGCTTGCCCTTGTACTTGTAGCGGCACAGGTACTTGACCACGTTGCCCTCGCAGTAGTCGAACTTCTGGTCGAGGACAAAGTCGATGACTTCAATTTCACCCTGCGTGTAGTGCTTCGGCTTTTTCACAGGGTCGTGCGACGGCTGAGAACCGCCGACAGGACCGGGGTTCTTCTCGTCCAGTTCGATGCCATTGTTGTCGAGTATGTTCGGCCAGATGGACTTGCGGTTCTCGTGGTCATGCATCCGAAACAGTTTGACCGGCTGATGGTCAGGACAACCAACACAAAGCCGGGGGTCCGGTTCAAACTTTCTGACACCAGACTTACGGTCCACACAGAACTTATCGACATAGGCATCACACGAATCACATGATGGATACTTTCCCATACACGCCTTCCTTTCTTAGTAGTCGATGCTTCCATCCTCTGTCGCCGCCTGAGTGAACAACACCTGCTCGGCTTCTCGGACGTAAAGCCTACCTGTCAGTTTGTCGTAGTACATTTCACAGGCAATACCCGTGTCACCGGAATACCGGTTCTTCAACACACGGACCGCCACCACATTTGCAGATTCTTCGTCCTGCTGGTCCCGCTCAAGGCCGATGGCAATGTCGCTCAACTGAGCGATTGCGCCGGACCCTCGCAGGTGAGACAGCCGGACTCGTCCGCCTTCCTCGTGGGATATCTTCTCATCGGTCCGCTTCAAGTGCGAAACGATGATGAGTCCGCAGTCCACGTTCTCAACGAAGGTGCGGAGCCGGGTCATGATGTTGTCAATCATTCGCCGCTCGTCACCATCAGCGATGCCGGACACCACGATGGAGATATGGTCGAGGAACAGCCAATCCACGCCGCAGGACCGCACGAGGTAACGCATCTTGGAGATGAGGTTGTCTATGTCGGTTGAACCCCAATGGTCGTAGAGAAAGAACCGCTGGTTGTCGAACACCCGCTTCCACGCATCTTGAAGGACCGCGTCTGAGACCGGCGTCTTTGAAGTATGAAGGGGAATGTTGAGTTCCAGAGAGATGAAGGACTCGGCGGTCTTACCCACCGATTCCTCAAGGGCGATGTAGCCGACCTTCTGCCCGGCCTTGACCAAGTGGTACGCCAGTTCCCGACAGAGAGTTGACTTTCCGATTCCGGTTCCCGCAGTAACCGTTACTAGCTCATGCTTCCTGAGTCCGTAGGTTAGTTTGTTAAGCGGTTCCCACGGATACGGGATGGACACAGCATTACGCTTCTTCATGAAGTAGTCCCACGAATCAGGACCGGCGATGATTCCATCGGGCCGGTACTCCTTCGCGTTCCAGACCGCACGGATGATTTCCTCACCTTTACCGGCAAGTAAACATTCGTTGGGGTCTTTCATTGGCAGGTGTGCTATCTTCGCCTTGCCGGGCGTAAAGATTTCCGCACAGAGCTTCGCGGCTTCACGTCCCGGTTCGTCCATGTCGAACATGAGAATCACAGAGTCGAACCGCTCAAGCCACTCAAGCTCACGCTGAAGGGCTTTCCTTGCGCCGGACGCTCCGTTGGGAACAGAGACCACAGGGTACTTGTTGCCCTGCACTTGGCTCACGGTCATGCAATCAATTTCACCTTCGGTTACGACGAGCATCTTCCCGCCGTTTCCCCAAAGGTGTTGACCAAAGAGGGGCGGCTGAGTTCCGTCACCGATGTATTTGAAGTCCTTTGAAGGGAACCGAATCTTCTGACCGACTACCTTCCCGTCCTGACGATAGTTCGCAATCTGAACGGGGGACATGGAGCCGTTGCGCTGACGATAAACACCGACGCGATAGTCAAACTTGCGGCAGGTTTCTTCGGTTATCATACGTTTCATCAACGGCATGAACTCGCCATAGATGAAGTTGACGTTGTCAAGGATAGGGCGTTCAGCTTCAACGCCCCCTGTACCCTCGTAATACCCGCACCCGAAGCAGAAGCCGTGGTCCTCGTACCGAGCGAGGTTGTCCTTACTTCCGCACTTCGGGCAGGGTTCATGCCGCAGGAATTTCCCGTCAGCCATAAGAGACACCTACTTGCGCCGAAGCGTTTTACAGGACGCGTACTGAGTCTCGTTGCTCGTGGACAGGTAGTACCGCTTGTACTTCTTACCGGTCGCATCAACGGACCAATGAGACTGAATGTTATAGCCTTCCTTACGGAGTTCATGGATGACAGCAGCAAGGCGGAAGCATCGGTAAACACCGAGGGCTTCAAGCTGAGAGATATGCTTCTGACCGAGCAGGTGATTGAGAATCTGAATCTTGTTGGTCTTTGCTTTCATGTGTATGCTCCTTTCTTAGCGGAAGATGATGGACAGCAGGACACCGGCGAGTCCACACACGATGCCTGACAGATACATTCCGATACCGGCGAAGAAACCAATCTTCACCATCTGAAGTTTTGTAAGTTCCATAGGACGCTCCTTTCACAATTAAAAGCGGACGTAGCCACAATGCCGGACGATACCGAGCGTGAAAGCGACTACGTCCGCTGAGGGGACTATTGTTCCGACCACCACTTCTTCACGTCGAAGCTTGGGCAGTCCTTCTTGACATTAGGGAAGTCCCGGTGTCCCTGTACAATGGCTTCAGGGTAGCGGGCCTTGAGTTCGGTGAGTAGGGTTCTCAGCGACTCAAACTGAGCCGGAGTAAAGTTGTTCTCGGTCTTTCCTCTACTGTCGATACCACCGACAAGGCAGACACCGAGAGACACGGAGTTGTAGCCGCTAACGTGCGCCCCTATTTCAGACTCAGGACGCCCCTTCTCAATCTTCCCGTTACGTCGGATGACATAGTGGTAGCCGATTTTGAACCAGCCCTGCGCTCTATGCCACCGGTCAATCTCAGCCGCGCCAACGTCCATCGACGGCTTCGTCGCGGCACAATGGACGGCAAGGTACTTCACGTTGGGGGAAGGCATTATTGTTAGTTGTAGAGGGGTTCGGGACCGGCGTTGGTAAGTCCACCAGAACGGTACGTTTGCCTCTGATGCCAACTGGACGAACCGAGCTTCTTTTCCTTTCGTTTGGATTTGGGCTTCTCGTCTATCCACTCCTGCGGTATGTGCTTCTCAGCCCACAGAAAGCCATTCTTCTCACACCACTTGGCGTAAGTCGTATGGCTTGTCTTACTGAGCCTGTTCGATGCCCTCTGGAACAGGAACCGGATGTCGAGGTCAGGGTTGGACTTCCTGACGGCGAGATGCTTCACGCGGTCAAGGGATGTAAAGTATCCTTTGACCTCAACATATATCCCATTAGCGAGAAGGATGTCAGGCGTGTACGAGCGTTCCTGCACCTGCATATATTTAATGCGGTGAGGTTCGTACTGAAAGTCAACCTGACGTTCCTTCAAATCGCTTATGGTGTAGGATTCCAGAGTGGAGCGTGTGCGGAACTTAGAAATCGCCATTGGTAGGCGTACCTGCCGGGGGAGCCTGTCCGTCGAAAGCGACATCCTCGCCATCGAACTCATAACCGTCTTCCTCACCGAAACCGTAGGAACTGGCGGACCCGCCCTGAGGCTCAATCAGGTCGATGACCTGCACAGCCTTCAGACGAAGACCGATACCGGCTCCAATCTGAGCGGTGTAGAAGGGGTTGAACTGGAAGGCGACCTTCACAGTAGACCCTGCGCCGACAATCTTGCCGACGATGGGCCGACCCTTCGCGTCGAAAATCTTGATGGTGACTTTGATGGTCTCGCCATCCTTCGTCTTGATGACCGCGCCCTGCTTGAAGGTAAACAGGATGTTGTCGGTCTCGTTGCCCTCATCGTCAAGCTCGGGCCTATACGGCGGGTCGGCCTTCTTGACGTTCTTCTTCGGGTTGTCTGCCTTGACAGCGGCGAAGTTCGCTTCACGGGCTTCCTCAATCAGCTTGACCAGCCCGGCGGCTTCGTCTGCCGGAACCTTCAGCCGGATGGAGAACTCTCCCTCCTGTTTGAACTTCGTGTCGGGCTTCGTCAGCCACGGATAGGCGGCGATGCCCTTCGGCGTTGTGAACATC